ACGTCGGCACTTATATTTGATACTGACACAACTCTTGCGTCTGTATCAGTTAAACCAAGTGTTCTATTATTAAATATAATCTGTCTTACACTACTACTACCCTGCCCTGTTATAAATGTATGTAATTTGTCTTGTCCTGTACGGGTATCGGAACGTTGTACTGCAAGTAAACAATCAAACGTGTATTGATCTGTACCCCGTTGCATTGCTAAATCAAACTCAATATTCGTAGGTATTATAAAGGCAGCGGGAAAATTTATTGCATAATCTGGTACTGTGTCAAAACATCTAAGACCAGAAATGTTACCTAATGTTGTTTTAAGACCGTCTGTTATTTCAGATAGTGTTGCCATTTAGACAACCCCTAGAACTGTGCCTTTACGAAATGGTGCGATCAGTCTAGTTATTTCTCTGTTTTGTTGTATGTTTACAACTCCAAAATCGCCTACCCCGGCGACACCTAAAGGTGCATTACGCATTGCAAACAACTCTGAAGATAACATAAGTGTTGCTTGTCTGATTGGTTCTGGTACGCTTGGAAAACCCCATTTTGCCGTAACTTCGGCACGTGGTCTATTGCTTGAAAAATCTAACGGCCACTCTTGACTGCCCCCAGAAAACAATTCAACAACGTAAAATGGATTTACTAAAATACCACCAACAACACCGTTGATTGGTAATAATTGAAACTCTGAACTTGCTACTGTAACTTCAAATGTGCCGTCATCATCATCATCTAACTTTACGACCAAACCTGTATCTGTTGATATATCATCTACTACTAATCTATATGGGTGATTAGTGAAAAACTTTCTAGCAGTTGCAGAACTTTGGGCATAAAATATTCTTCCGCAAAATGCGTCAATTTGCCGACTAGCTGCGTTTACTGCGTCATCAAGTAAATCATTGTCAACACTATCACTTGTTGGTATTCCTACAAATGCTTTGAGTTGATTTTGGTTGCAATAGCCATTTGTAATTGCCATAAGATATTATCTACCTTTCTTTCGGCCTTTACCTTTGCCACCTTTCATTTTTTTACCGTAATGTTTTGGCATTACTTCTTTTTCTCTACTTTTTTTTCAGCTTTAGGTTTTGCAGATTTAGTTTCAACTTTTCCACCAGCTGCTTTAATTGCTTTTTTAACTTCTTCAGCACGATCTGCCTTTCCATAGACTTCATAGTGTTTTAATTCTTTTTTTAATGCTTCTATTAATTTTTTATCTTTTACCATAATACTTTCCTAAATGGTCTGGTGTGTTAGTTGCCCAACACACCTTAACCATAATTTAATTAAAATGTAGGTGCAATAAGCCCTGTACCTACGATTTCTGATATTCCTTTTGGATATCTTCCAGAAGCAAAAGCAACGTAACCATAAACAACCATTTTTGTTGTTAAGCTACCTGCGTTTGTTTCTTCAAATTTAAGTTGGAACAAATTATCTTCAAACATAATGTGATCATCAACTTTTGCTATATAAATAGCGTCCTCAGTACCAGCACCTAGATCAGTTCTAATGTTAGCGTCTGTGATTACTGGTAATCCTAGAACACTACCTACAACTTGACCATAAGCTGCTGCGTCCCCAACACCTGCTGCGTTGTCTGGGTTGTTACCAGCTGGTAATACTAATGGACGGTTTGAACTGTCCACACCTGCTGTTAAGAAACCCCAACGTCTTGGGTGCATAAGGATTGCAGTAGCAGGTGCAAATCTATTTGAATTGATTTCCTGTACTGCGTCTGCAAGTTTTGGATATAACTCTGCAACTGTTGGACTTGCGTCTGTATAAGTTGTTTGGTTGATACCAGAAACTTGTGATATACCTAATGGTTGCCCGGAACTTCCAGAACCGTTAATCATAAGGTTATCTAATTTACCATAATAAGCTGCAACTAAGTCTTGGAAGATAATATTTTCCAATGAGAAACCCGGTTGTCCACCTCTTTCAAGTGCTTGTCTTGAAACGTCTTGCTGACCTGCAATAGTATCAACATTAACTGTCAATAAGGTGTCGTCCATATTTGTTTCTTGAACAGCTGAGTTTTCACTAGCTTGTTCTGCTGCTGCTGATCCAGTTGTTATTCTGGATATTTCAATTTTGTTACCAAATGCTGGTAAGTCCTTTTTAGGTATAGCATTATAAAATGGTGAACCTGCTCTTGCGATTGGTGCGTACTCATCAACTAAGTATTGTGGTACAACTAATCCTGTAAAAGCACCTGTTCCAACATCTCTGGCTTCAAATTCTTGGTGTTTGTTTAATCTCTCTTGTGCTGCACCGTTACCAGAACGTGATTGCCAAGCGTCAGATATAAAAGAGTGTTGTCCACCCTCTCTGTATATATCTGGCTCATTGACTTCCACAACTGCTTCTTGTTCAACAATTTGATCATCTTCTACGCCAAGTTCATCTCTACTTTCTTTAACTGCTTTAAGAGTTTCAGCAGCTTCTCTTGCGTCGGTTATTTTTTCTTCAATATCTTTGATTTCCACGTGTAAATCTTTTGATCTTGCAAGTTTGCCGTCAAATTCTTCACCCTCTGTCATCTCATCTAATTCTGATAAAAGACCGTCAAGTTCTGCTACTTTACTATCTCTAGCTTCAATTAACTTTTTCATAGTATGTATTTTCCTTTGTAGTTTCCTTTTACTTCTGCGTAAGGTGTGAAATATAAGTGTGATACACGGCTTTTTTTCACGGCGTTACGTCTTAGCGAATACCGTCCCGTTCTAACTTTAATTTTAAAAGTTCAACTTGTGCGTTACTTCGCTTTTTATCAACGCCGTCATTATCTGCAACTTTGTTAATAAAATCTTCTAAAACTTCTGCTGCTTTTTCGCCAGATCGTGCTTCTACAAGCTCTTTGTGTAAGTTTTCTAACTCTATGCCACGTAATTTTGCCCCTGCCCACGGATTAGCAGGATAAGTTACAACGCTCACGTCAAATAACCTTGCTTCCGATACTGTTCTTTCGTCGCCGTTTTGATTGAAGTCATCACGCATTGCTGCAAACGCAAACGACATTTCGTTTAGATCGCCACGCTTCATTGCACTTGCGACTTCAGCGACGGTTGGATTGCTTGGATCAAGTTCGGCTCTTACAAATAATCCGTATTCATCTTCTTCTAAATTCAATGTACCACTTGATGTTCTTGCTAGTGGTATACCGTCGTGATTAACTAAAAATCTAACGTCGTCTTGTTCATTTAACGTTTTCTTAAATGCACCCGGTTTGATTGTTTCATTGTATGTACCTCTGCTATCTCTAACGCCGTATGGCTTGTCAAAGACAGAAGCATAACCTGTAAATAATAATGTATCATTATCTTCATCTGATCGTTCTTCTACTGCTGCAAAAGTGAAACTTCTATTTTCTGTAAGTCTTTCCATTTCTTTAAGATTAGTGTCTTTTCTAATAGCGTCTACCGTTTGTGATATAGCAACTACCCTGTCAAACACTTCAATATGTTGATCCTGCGATTTTTTTTCTTTTGCAGAATATCTTGGGTGTTCTTTAGGTAGTAAATCATTATCGGTTATGTATTTTGGATTTTTAGGCCTGTCTTTTTTAAGTAGATGGCTAAATGCACGTAATCTAGCTAATCCCCAAGCATTTCTTGATATGCCGGGGCGGTGTGATGTGCTATATGCACCAAAACCTCTACGTACAACGCTTTTTGCTGTACCCATACCTAAACGTCGCCAAGAAGCCATACTTGATACTTCTTCGTTATGTTCATCAACTATTGTCTTGATAGACTTTGTAGTTGCTTCTGAAAATGTAATACCACCTTTTTTACCTTTTGCTGATCCCGGTTTGTTTTTAGCCGATCCTTTTACTTGGTCTTTTTTAGGTGCAGGTGTTGAACTATCACTATGTTTTTTTCTTGGTTCTAGTTCACCCTCATTTACTAATTGTGCTATTTTTCTATCTGCCCAATCAGCTGCTTCTAAAGGATCAGTCCAAGGATTTGATCCCCATAACAAAAATGCTACATCTGACGCACGCCAAGTATCTGGATCATTTGGATTTGATTTTTCTCTATTTAAGTCTGATAAGTGTCTTTTGTGCCAAGCAGATATTTTTACTATCTTGTCAATGCTTAATTGTTCACCTTTTGACATTATTCTTGCTTGTCTAACAGTTTCATCAACAAGTCCGTCCCCTGCTTTGTTTAAGTTGTCCAAACCACGTTGTGCGTTTTCTTGCATAAATTTTGGCGGTTTTCTGTCAACTGCTCTTTGTTCGCTGTTGTAACTTACAAGCGTTGTGTCATCTTCGTCTTTGTGTTTCATACCTGTTATTTCTTCATAATCAGACATTTTGTCGCAAGGCATATAATACGTCTTGCCGTCTATTTCGTGTGTATGCGATCCAACACAACCTATTTCTTTTGCTTTTGCTTCAGCTTCTTCTTTTGTTTCGTATATATCTTGATCTGGGTTTGCTTGTCTTTCACCTTTTGCTTCTGCTTCGGCTATGTTTAATGCAGTTATTTGATCCTGTGCTTCTTGTTCGGTCTCATGACAACCCATTATAAAATCATCACTATCTTTAATTACTGCAAAACCGTTGCAATCTTCGGCTTCTTTGCTAATTGAATATGGCATTATTCTTCGGGTAAGTAGTTTGTTGGATCATGTGTATCAGTACCTTGTGGTGGTAATGTAGGATCAATTAAAGCACCTTGAAGTCCTATATAAAACTTGTCGCCACCCTCATAAGGTTCTAAATCTAATTTTGCCCTTGCTTCATTAGGTGTCATCATACCCGAACTTATTGCTACTTGAAATGACCTTACACGGCTTAATTGATCGCCCCTTGCATATTCATCTGTATCTAATCTAACAAACTGTTTACCTGGAAGAAGTGTTGTAAAACTATCTTCTATTCTTCTAATCCAAGGTAAAAGCGTATGACGAATAAATGCAAGTCCGTTACTTTCAAGATTTGAATATACGTTTGATCCGTCTTTAGCTAAAAGTAGATGTGCAGGTATTCTAAACACTCTTGCTATTTCATGTGTAAGTTGATCTCTAGCTGCAATCAGTTCATCACCTGCCGCCGCACTTATTGCTTTCCATTTTAAACCACCTGTTAAAACTGCGGGTTTACGATTACGATTATGATTGCCCAACCAAGTATCTTTAAGAATACTTGCCTGTTCCGCAGTTAAATCCCTATCCGTTTCTAAAACACTAGAGGGTGTACCACCTTGGCCGTAAAACTGTGATAAATGCCTTTCCATTGCCAAGGCAAGTCCGTATGTATTCCCATTTGCCCTCAATGGGCTTATTCCTGTTAGTTGTCCCGGATATTGATACCAAACTAAATGTAACATATTGTACGTTGTTATTTTTCTATCGTATTGACCTTTCTTTGTCATTAACAAAAAACACTTCTTACCATTATCCATTTCAACTTTTACTTTTTCCGGGTGTATCGGAGTAAGTTGTATTGGCCTACCCTGTCTATCCCTATCAACTAATACAAATGCGTTACCGTGCATTGCTAATGTTGAAATAGTTTGATGAATTAAAGAAAACATTGTTATATCTTGTGCAACATTAGGTTTTTCTAAAAACTTTGGTTTTTCTGTAAATATTACTTTTTGTGCGTCATATCTTAGAGTTTTCATTGGTAGTAAAGCAATACTATCTGCAAGTAAAGAAATTGCACTAAATACAGTAGATATACCTAATGCAGAATTTTCATTGACTTCTTCACCGCTATAATTTCTTAAACCACCCTCACGAAGTGCTAATAAATCTGTAAGGTTGCCTAAAGCTGCGTCCCTATCTTCTCTTTTGAATAAACTCATCTAACTGTTAAATAACTTCCTATAATAAAAAATATTCCTGCAACAATAATTGCAAATGAAACATTTATTGTATATACACCATAAATTATAAGACTTGCACCAATGACTTCAATCAACGTTGTTATTATGTTTTTCATAAGTTTATAATAGACACTTCTGGGTTTTCATCTAAAGGTTCTGGTGCGGTAATACGATCTAACATCATTACCATTGCAATACAACTATCTATTTTTCTTTTTGATCTACCTTTAGATAAACGCCAACCCATATCTGTTGTGCGTTGTGCTGCACTTAAAACTTGATCTGTAAATGTTGGGTTTCCGTCGTGCCTTACTTTAGAGTTTGCAATAAGATCATAAGCGTTACCACACGCAGGTATCATACGTGAGTGGGTTTGCGGGAAGTTTACCATTGGTACGCCACGATCAAGTAATACTTGTGCAGAACGTTCAAAAAAGGCAGGATCGTATGCAACTTCAATCAATTTGTATTTTTTCATTAAATCTACAATAAACGCTTCTATTTCTTGATAATCCATATAGTTTTCACCGTCTGGCAACCATATCTTTGATTTTACACTTATAACTTCATTTTCATCTTTTTGTCCATAAACAATGCCGACGCTGTCATGACGTAAAGCCATATCAATACCTACAAATGTATCTTGTGCTTCTTCAAGCTCTAGTTGTTCATCTTCACAACTTAACCATTGTTCTGAAGTAATCCAACTTTCATCTTCTGTTCTTGTCCATTGGTTTAAATGGTATCTTTGAAATTCATGTAATGGTAAAGACCTAAATCGTCTTTGTAAGTTTTCCACAGGCCACCAATCATTTTGTACAGCAGGATTTACTTTTTCCCATAATTTAGTGTCATTAGGATCATCAGTATCTTTTGCACCAATCCATTTAAAATAAAACTCTGGATCATCAGTACCACTTTCTTTAAGTAATCCACGTTGATACAAACGACCTGCAAGACTATCTAAATCATATCCTGCCGTTGTAATTCCAATAACTAATCCGTCTTGTCTTTTAGCTGTATTGTTTGACAAAACATAATAAACTCTTTCTAAATTAATATTATTCCACTCATGGATTTCATCAGCTATAAAACAACTATTGCGGCCACCGTCAGCTGTTCCCGCCTTTGCCGCAACCCTAAATGCACGTCCCGGTGCATTTTTAATCTGTATTTCATTTTCATACGTTGTAACCATATCTCTTAATAATGGACTTTCGTTACATATTGTTTTCATTGTTCCAAAAACTAAATTAGCTTGTTCGTATGAAGCAGCTGCAACCGCGA